AGTTCAGACCATTGTTCGGCAGTATGCGTTCCTAATGTGTAGTACTTCTCACTCATCGCATCTTTCCATTAGATTATCGGACTAAACTTGATCCAGCGTTATCTGCTAGAAACGCATCAACTTCTGCTTGTACAAATTGATGTGCAACTCTCTTTCCGTTTTCTAATAAGAAGATTCTAATTCTTGGTTGTTCTACTGACATGTTAGCCTCTCAACATATGCTTTCTATTTAATTTACGTTCTTGAGTATTAGGAAAGTCTTGAGCTTCCCCAAAGTCCCATCCCATTTGACCTAATTCTCCAGCGCATTCGGGACTAATCTCAACGAGAAGGCTTTCGCCTTCCCGTCCTCGAGTCTCATTACCGTCAGCGTTTAGCTCGGTCATCTCTTTAAGTTTTAGTTTATAATTTTCCATAATAGTATTTATAGTCCTTGTCTATCTCGTTCAATGATGTATGATTTTACCAACTTACTTCGGACAATATCAGATGCTTCAAATTCAATAAAGTTGAACTCTTTCATCTTCTTAATGACCTTCATAAACAGTCTTAACCCAGACATCTCTTTTTTACGTTCACTTGTTAGATCGTCTTGCTTGACATCACCGCAAAAGATGATTCGGCAATTCTCACCCACACGTGTCATTACAGTGTGCAACTCTTGGTCACTCATGTTCTGCACCTCATCTACGACAATGATACAGTCATCGAAGGTAGATCCACGCAAGAATGATGTGGAGATAAACTCGACATGATTACGTTGCTTTAGGATTTCATATGCATCACCACGCTCAAATAACTTTGACGCAATGTCATAATAGGGTGCCTCATATACTTTCATCTTATCTTTCTGCGATCCAGGTAGAAATCCAATATCTCTAGTGGGTACTACTGAACGGACGATAAAGACTTTTTTGTAATGAGTGTTTTTAGACATAACTTCCTTCAGAGAGAAGTATAAACCGAGAAAGGTTTTACCCGTTCCTGCAATTCCATGAAGCATTAGATTTGCCCCGTCATCCCATGACTCAAACGCTTTGGCTTGATTGTCTGTCATTGGGCGGATATTATCGCTGATTGCGAATCCACTGGAGAAATTGTTATTCTGGTCTAGTATTCCTTGTTGTCTGAGTACTCTTCTTTGCCTTTTGGTAAGTCGTTGCTGTTGTTGTGCAGGCATGAAACATCCTTATGGTTATCTAGTTTGAATTTTAGACCCCGGACTATTCTTATGAATGTTTTTCATTAATGAATTAAAGCTATCGGGAGTCTTGATTATTCCCATACGATGTGGATCGCCAAGGCTAGGAGCTTTGGTGATAACTTGTTTCATATGGGGATTAGCAGATAGGTAATCCTCACGTGCGTCCATCTTCATAATCTCATCAATCTGTTCACCCGTTTCAGTATTCTCAAACGTGTATATAGGCATAAAATACTCCAATTATTAAAAAGAAAGACAGCCTAGGCTGCCTTCAAGTGTACCCATCTAATGGATATTTATACTACGAGTCGTGTCTTAAACGAGCATTTCGTAGATTTCTTTCCAGTTTTTTACTCTATTCACTTCAGGATGAGAGTAACTATCGCTGAAGTTATGTTGCATAAGAACTGCATTTAATCCCATCTTAGCGCCTAGTTCAGCGTTAGATGGCTTGTCTTCGACCCACATACAACCACTATCAAGATATGGTAGTAGCGCATCATCTTTATCAGCACCAGTATCGAGACATACTATCTTCTCAAATACAGTCTTACCGAAGAGATTTTCTAAGTTCATCGCTCTAAGCATTCCAGCATGTTGGTCGAGACTTAAACTAGTAATACAGTGAAAGACGTATCCCAACTCTTCATGGATCTTCTTCACATATTTGACAGAATCTCTAAGAGGCGGAAGACAGCACATTGTAGCACTTTGATTGAAAGACCTAATGTACTCTTTCATCACTGATTTGTCTAGACCATAAGTCTGAGTAAGATCGTACTCGCTCACACCTTCGACGGCATAGTTGCCTCTATTTTCCATCCACATATTAAAACTATACAGCCAATCGACAAGAACTCCATCGCAATCAACTAGTATTAGGTTTCCACTTTTATCAACTTTATTCATATTCTATACTTACCTTATTATTTCATTATATAACACATTGTAGCATGGTGTGTGCCAAATGTCAACCCCTTATTCAAAAAAACTTGCTTTTTGTTTATTCTTCTGGCGTCTTGCCTTTTGAATGCTTGCTCTACGTTTATCGTATCGCTTGGAGTCTTTCCTTCGAAAGCGCATGTCTTCCTCATCCTTGAGAGACTCCTCTTCGATCCATTCACGGAATTTTTTGTTTTTAGCCATTCGTATCTCACTTGTGCCTTTAGTGATGTGTTGTTGGTTCTATTCAGCTTTTACCTTTGGTGGACGTCCACGCTTCTTTTTAGCAGGTGGCATATCAACCGAATCTGATATGATTCCGTCAAAAGCTTCATTAATCGTATCAGCAGTCAACTCAGGAAAAGGAGTCTTAGATAGCATCTGAATAAGAAGTTTAGCATCATCGTTATCTACCGTCTCCAGCATCTGAATAAACAGTGACTCTTTCTTTGCCTGAGTGAGATTATCTCCCTCTGACATTTCAGTTACAAAGTACGCTAGTTTACGTGCCTCACGATACAACATTCCATGCGTTTCAGTATGCACAGATGGTGTGTATGGCGGTGCAGTCGATGGAATAGAAAAACTCCATTTCTTGTCATACATCAAGATAAGGATATTACGTAATTCCTTACTGTTATTCTTTTTTAAATATGCGACTTGTTCAGATGTATCCTTCAATTCGCAAGCGCCAGCAGTAATCTCTGCCAATGATAGTGTAGTCATATTAAAACTCCGATATGCTTTCCATTAAGTTTCTTAGTTTGTTCTTAATGAAGTAGTTTAACAATTGGCTTCTATCCTTAGGATTTTCTGCCCCGTATTCGTTGAGAATCTGTTCTTTGATGTTCTCTGGAATTAATTTCAGATCAATCATTGCCCTGTTTCTCATGTAGTTGCGTTTTACTTCCTCATTCATGTTATTTATATCACTGAATTCGAGCAACCTCTTCTTGGTAATAGGACGTTGTCTGATACCCATGACGAATGTATTATCAGCAGACAGCACGTTAGGCACTCCGTCTCCCTTATCGCCCTTAATAATATGCTCATGCAAGTACGCATCTGGATCTGAATGCGAGATCCAACGCTTTCGTGTAGGATCATACTGCTTAACATTAGCATATCCATGAAGTTGTTTGAAGTCATGATCACCCGATAGAATAAGAATAGGCTCACCAGTATTCAGTGGAGTACCCTCTTTATGTACGATAGTGCCAATGATATCATCAGCCTCGCACGTTTCAATCTGAATGACTTTGTACGGAAAGTACTCTTTAAGATCATCACGAATGTTATTCAACGCATTGAATATAGCGTTCCAATCTAACTCGGAACTATCACGTGCTTTGCGGCGATTAGCTTTGTAGTATGCGTAAGCTTGGCGTCTCCAATAATTCTTATCATCGCACGTTATCAGCAACTCACCAAATTCTCGGTGAAACTTCTGTCTATTGAACCTAAGTGAGTTGAGTATCATATGCCGAAGCATGTTCTCATCTACTTGGGCGTTGGTATGACTTCCCATTTGCATCATCATGTTGGAAATCATAACTTGGTTTAGATCGACCAGTATCATAATATTCTCCTAGTTTGTATTAAATTATGTTACTATAATAACACAAACAGTTCATCTTGTCAAGTAAAATATATCAGTCGTGTTCAGACTCTTCCATCTCATCCAAAAACTCGAAGAGTGCTGTTTCACAATCCATGTCTTCAGTTAGAAATATTCTATCTGCCACACTTTGAAAGTGGTAGTCGTATCCCATAGTCCTATGAATAAGTGCCCTTACTGACTCAATCAGTACCATAATATCCAGTACCGATTCGTAGTTTTCAGTGACATCAAATCCCAGTTCACTCATTGCCCCAACCACATCATGGGCAACATCAACTGAAAAACGCATAGCAATCTTCTTGTTGAGGGATACGACATCCTCTTGGAGTTCAGATATTTGATCTAATCTCTCTTTTTGGTATTTCGCAAAGTCTATTACGTTAGGAGCTTTCATCGGACTATCTTCAATATAACAGTATCTCTGTTGACACGTGCATCAGTATCAGACTGTTTAGTCTTCAGTGCTTTGAACTCTTTCAGAGCCTTCGCTTTAGAGGATTTACC